TAGATGGAGTTGCTAAAAATCACAGTGTTGTATATCAAAACCCAAATATTGATAAAGACTCACAAATTGCTAGAACAAGATATTATAACGAAGACACTGGATATGAGAAAGAAGATATTCTCTTTAATGCTAGATTTGGTAGACAATTAGCTGACTTATCAACAATAACTTTAAATCTTGAAAGAAATTTACCGATTCACAATTTACTTGAAGTTGGAGATTGTGTTGAATATAAACCGCAGATGTTAGAATACTCTGATTTAAGCGGAAAATATATATTGTGGAGCTCTGACATTATCTTCACAAAACCAAGCATATGGACTTCAGTAGCAACGATCAATATGGTTAGAACAAACAAGAAGTCAGGAATAACTCGAAAGCCAAATTATAGATAAGTAACCCAATAATTTTTAGAACAAAAAATAAAGGAGTATAGTATGGAATCTGTTTCGGTAGTTAAAGACGATAACATACAAGATATAGCTGATGAGTTTGTCACTGAATATTTAAGATGTAAAAATGACTTTGATTACTTTTGTCGAAACTACATTTTAATTGAAATACCAGGAAGAGATGTTAACTTAGTACCATATCAGAAACAAATTGAATTAATCAATTTAGTTGAAGAAAAACGTTATGTCTTAGTATTGAAAAGTCGTCAGATAGGAATTTCCACAATTATCCAAGCATACGCCGCCTGGTTAGCAACGTTCTTTGATAATGCAGTAATTGGAATTATTTCTAAGGATGGAAAAGAAGCTACTGACTTTGCAAGAGCTATTAGAGGAATGGTTGAAAAACTTCCCGATTGGATGAAACCGCCAAAGGGTCCTCTTGGAAAAGGTTTTGCAAAAAGAACAGAACAATCATTTATTCTTACAAATGGAAGTAAGGTATATGCCTCACCAGTTAATCCAAATGCTCCGGATAAGACTCTTCGTGGTAAGGCAATTACATTCTTGGTTATTGATGAGGCAGCATTTGTCCATCATGTTGATACAGCATGGACTGCGATGGTTCCGGCTCTTTCAACTAATCAGATGCAAGCCAAAAAAGCAGATGTTCCATACGGTACTGTTGTCCTTTCAACTCCGAATAAAACAATGGGAGTTGGTCAATGGTATTTTGAAAGATATTCAAAATCTATTTCGAGAGATGATATTTTCGAACCATTTGTAATTCATTGGAAAATGATTCCAGAATTAGCGGATGATCCTGACTGGTATAACACTCAATGTAGACTGTTTGATAATGATACAAGAAAGATTGCACAAGAACTTGAGTTAAAGTTTTTACCTGCCGAAGGATCATTCTTTGAACCAGAAACAGTCGAGAAGGTTCAGAACGCTGCTAGACAACCAATGGAAAAACTAAGAGTTTACAATGGTGAAATATGGAAATTTCAAAATGCGTATCCTGGAAAATATTATATAATGGGCGTTGACACTGCTCCCGAGCATGGAGAAGATAGATCTGCTGTTACAGTTTGGGATTATGAATCCATGGAGCAGGTTTGTGAATATCAAGGAAAATGTAAAGTTTTAGATTTTGTTAAAGTTGTAAAAGTTTTAGCTGCACAATATCCTGGGTTGATTGTTGTTGAATCAAACTCTTATGGAAATCAAGTTGTTGAACAATTGTATAATAGTGAAATTGGTACAATGGTATATAAAGAAAGAAGAGGGCAACAAACTTGGTTACCTGGATTAGCAACTACAACTAAAACAAGACCTTTGATGATTGATGCGCTATACTCATATATAACACAATTCCCAGAAATTGTAAGATCAGAAAGGTTGGCATTAGAGTTAACTGGACTGGTCTCAAAACCAAGCGGAAAAGTTGAAGCTGATATTGGATGTAGAGATGACTTAGTCCTTGCTTCATCTTGTGTTATGTATGTACGAAAATATGACCCACCAATGTTAGTTGGCACTGCTGAGTATAATTCTGTAGAATCTGAAATCGCAGAAGCATTAAAGAAAAATATTGGACTTCCAACAGATATATCAAATGATATGATAATAAATCATGTTAGAGACAACATTGATACAATGGGTGGGTTTGTAGATACATTAACTTTTTTTGAAAAGGGATAAGGAGATAAATAATGTCTGAAAGTGGTACTATAGTCGATAAAGATAATTTAACTGAAATATTTGCTTCCCCTATTGGTTTGAAACCTGTAGTAAAAATTGACGGTGAAATACTATATGGTTCGGAGAAATTGAATAACAGTTATATAAAAGCTCTAGAAAAATGTGGGCGTACAAGAGCAGCAGCTTCACAGTTACATGCTCTAGTACTAAAAAGAAAAATTATTCCTTGTTTTAAAACATCCGGATTTAAAGGATTTGTAGCATGGAAAATTTTTGCACCAGTCCACAAGCAAGCAGAATTGGGGTTTTATGATCCAACTAAAACAAAAAGGATCTATATTATAATTTCAAATAACACAAACATATTTGCTTTTGCTTCAAATGATTTCCTTGGGAAATTAACTATTCATGAATTGATGCATATGCTAGCTGATCAAAAAACATCTTTATTTTTTAATATGTTTAAAAATGAGCTGCTGGCATATTATACTGAGTTATTTAAAATGATCTTTAGCATAAAAGAAATAGACTCAGGAAGAATGAACAGAGTATTGAAGCATCTATTTATGGACATTGAAAGAAAATCAGCAAGTATGAGTATGGGTACTTTAAACAGATACAGCAAAGTTCTTGAAAAAGAGTTTTCGGGTATCACGACTATGTCACAAAGTGAATTTCAAAAAACCTTAAATGACTATATTACACTAATTAAAATTTATTTGATCAGCGTAGAGAGATTTTTTAAATCAAGAGATCAATTCAGACATATTATAGGACCAATGTACTTGGCATATAAGAGGGGTCTTTCCATTGTAAACTATACAACTGTTTGTATTCAAGAACTAATATTTCCTTCTGAAGTTATAGCTATTATTTCAGAAGATATGAAATATGGGAAGAAAGCCCTTTCAGGAGCTGTAAAGCTCTAAGGAGATAGAAGATGGCAGAAAAGACTCGCATTCCTCCTAGCACAGATCTTCTAATGAAGGACGCGAACACAGCAATGTCAGATAGAGCGAAGAGAATAAACAGTCTTCACAAGAAAGTAGATCAGATCGTAGTAGAGGAAAATCGTAAAAGACGTCAGGTATCAACTGAGGTCGATTCGTTATCAAAACAAAAAGAAAGATTGAGACGTGAACTCGAATACGCCAGAACAGAAATTTCACATGATATGGCAAAAGAGTACGGCGGAGTTGTAAAAGGTCTCGGTAAAACCATTCATCAACTATCTATCGGTGTCAAAAACATAACTATGACTACTGCAAAAGCAACATCTGATGCGGTTAGTCAATATGGCAAAGCTATCAGTGAAGATATTAGTATCAACAAAACTAATATGATGGCAATGGCTCTCGCCAAAACATCTCCTCTCTTTGGTTATTTCGCATCTAAATTCATGGAAACAGATGTATTTAAGGGTGCAGCTGCTCGAATCAGAGATGGACTTGGAAGTGCCCTTGTATCTGGAATAAAAAGAGTTTCTGGTATAATTCCAGGAATAGAGGGTAAACGTGAGAAGCAAGGCAAACGAGAAAGAGAAATTAGTGCATTAACTGGAGAAATTGGTTCCCTTAAAAAAGAGATTCAAGGAAGACCGCCAGCAATGCAAGTTGGTGGATTCGTCAGAAAGGGCGGTGTAGTTGAAGTCCATGCAGCAGAAGTAATAACTCCAGTTGATAAATTATTGAGAGAAATCTCTACACAAATTCAAATACAACAAGCAGCCGAAAGAAGGGGATTTGTAAAAACATTCGTTAAAGAATTTCAGCAAGCAAAAGATTCTAAACAAGAGAATTGGCAAGACAGAATGCTTAAATCTCTTATTGAATTGAAAATTGCTTTTATCGGTACAACTTCACGTTTAAGAATTGCATGGCAAAGAACACTTCTTGAGCATCCAACGTTTAGAGGAATGTTGATGTTCGCCGAAGGTTTTAAAGCTGTAATTGGTGCTCCTATTAAATGGTTGTTCGGTGCTAGAGGCGGATACTTATCAGATATAAAACGCGCTAGTGCAACTGATAATGTTTTCTTAAAAACATCTAATATTCTTGGTCTTATCTATACTATGGGTATGCCAAAACTGGATGCTATTGCTAAATATACCAGAGCGACTGCTACAGCAGTATCGGGCGTTGAACCATCTGAACCTTTACCAACACGCTATTCAATGTTTCAAAGAATCGGGGCCGCTTTCAGAAAACAAAAGAAAACTGGAAAATTTGATTTAGGAGAGATATCTGGAAAACCTGATTTAGAAAAGACAGCAGGAAAATATGGACTTCATGCTGAGTCTTTAAGAGAAGCGGGATTTGGTAAAGATGGTGATATATCCCTAAAAAATATTGTATCCGTACTATTTGGTCGTGGAAAGAGAGGGGGAGTTGAGGGAGCAGGAGACTTTTTTGGAAAGCAGAAAGAAAGAAAAGTACTTCATAAAGGAATGGAATCTGATCCTCAAGCTGGAATATTTCAATCATTAGAACGTCTTAACAAAAAAACCGGTGCTCTTTTATTCCTAAAACGTAAACAAGAGAAAAGAGAAGGTCCTCATTCTCCAAGTATGGCTGATAATATCAAAAATACTTATATGTGGACTAAAAAGCAATTTGCACAAGGAAGAGATAAAGGGAAAGAGCAATTCAGACAACTGAAAAAGATTAGAAGAGTCGGTGAAAAACAAAATCATTGGACACGTCTAATGAATAGAAAATTGAGAAAAATGGGCGGTAATATATGGAAAGCAATCATGTTTGCTTTCACTATGTTCCAAGGAGTCGTCAGTACAGCCATCAATGCAATTGGGATCCTTCTTAGTCCATTATTAAGTTATCTTGGTATAAGAGGACTTTTTAGAAGTGGGCCAGGCGGCGCGTTTGGAAAGTATAGACCCGGAGACGCAGGATTTATTGGACACGGTAAAAAGTTTAAAGATTGGGGAGCCAGGAGAGTTAAAGGGGCAAAAAGATACGGTAAAGGCATCGGAAGAGCTGGGAGAATGGCTGGCCCTGGTGGAGCTGCTAGTTATGCTGGTAGAGGAGCTTGGAGTGGTGTTAAAAAAGCTGGAAAATGGGCCAAAGGACTAGGAGGTGCTGCTTTAAGAACTGTAGGACGCGCAGCAGGTCCTATAGCAGGTATTGGAATGGGGGTTTATGATGCCGCAAAAGCTGCTATCTTCAATCCGGAAGGTTTTGCTGGAGGTTTTATTACTAGAGCATTTGCTGCATTCTTAGGTGGCACAAAATCTGGAGCAAAGGGAGCATTGTGGGGAGCTGCAAAAGGTGCAGCTATTGGAATGCTGTTTGGACCTATTGGGGCAGCTATTGGGGCAGGAGCAGGAATAATTCTTGGTTTTATCGGAGGAAAAAATTTATCCAAAGCATTCGCCGTTATACTAAAACCAATTAAGCTTTTGGTAAAAGCAATTTGGGCAATTATAACTTTTCCATTTAGAATGATATGGAAGGGTATTAAACTTATTACCGCAGCAGGTGTGTGGATAGTTAAAAAACTCTTTATGTTAGCTAAAGGTCTTATAAAAGGTATTTGGGCGGTTGTGACTTGGCCTATTAGAACTCTATATAAAATTGCTTCTTGGTGGTATGAAAATATTACTAAACCCATTTACAAAGTAGTATGGGGTGCAATATCCGCAGTTGGAAAACGAATTTGGGCGATTGTGACTTGGCCGTATAGAATGCTTCGTGATATGGCAGTATTCCTATATGAACAAACAATGGGACGAGTGAAAGAAGTTTGGCAAGGAATCAAAGCAGTTGGAAAACGAATTTGGAGTATTATTACATTCCCATTGAGAATGGTACGTTTATTCGTTGATACCTTCTTAAAAGAACTTGGTTTCAGAGGATTAGGAGAAGGAGGTAGTTTCTGGAAAACAGTTAAGAAAGTTGTAAGCACAGTATTCAATGTAGTTACCTGGCCATTAAGAATGTTCTGGAAATTAACAGGATGGATAGGAAAGGGAATTACAGCACTAGTGAAAGGGGTTGGTAAAGTAATATGGGAAATTGTAAGTGTCCCGTGGTATATTATGAAAACCGCAGCTAAGATTTGGTGGAAATTAACTGGATGGTGGCTAAAAGGTACTATGAGCATGATAGCTGGAGTTGTTAAAGTCATGGCTAAAATAGTGGCCTTTCCTTTCAAAGTAATTGGTGGTTTATTTAGTATGATATGGAAAGGACTAAAAGGAATCTGGGCAGTTATATCCTTTCCTTTCAAAGTCATTAGTGAAGTTACTAAATTTATTTGGGGATTTTTCACTAGAGAAAATAAAAATGTCAAAGAGAAATTTTCAATTTGGAAAGGTATTGCTACGTTATTTAAAGCAGCAATATATATTCCAATGAAAATCCTAAGTCTTATCACCTGGCCATTTAGAATGATAATCAAACTTGGTAAATGGGCATTTGAAAAAATATTTGGCAAAGGATTCTTTGCAAAGGCAATGAAGATGTTACAAGATCCTAGATTTAAAAAGGGTCTGTTAAAAGCGTATCATGCGATTGTCGACCCAATAATGTTACCTCTCCGAATACTCGGTTGGATAGGAAGAAAGATTGGCGGAATGTTTGCAGGGTTGTGGGATGGAATAAAAGATATGTGGAATGTTCTCACCTGGCCATTTAGAGTCATTCCAGAATCTGTACGCGATTTGAAGAATTGGATTGTTAAAAAGGTTACTGATATCCCGTTTATCGGTCGGTTTATCAAGGGTATCAGAAAGATGAAAAACTGGGCGATGGATATTCACAGCGGAACTTTTGCTGAGAAACGTTTAGCTGAGCAGGGTTTTGTACCACCCACTGACCGCTCAAAAAGAAAGAAACGAGAACCTTATTGGGAAAAACGAAAACGACTTCTGCGAGACAAAGGAGTGACCTTAGCAGAACTTGGAGCATCAGAAGGAACATATAGATATGGAATGATCGTTAGAGCCAAAATTGGTGGTAAATGGTACAGCGTTAATAAACAAGGTCAAGACTGGATAGTAGAACCAGTTAGCGGACCAACTGTAACAAAAGAAGAATTGTCTAAACGAATGACCGCTAAATTTGCAGCAGAGAAAGGAGTTGATCAAGCAACAGCTGAAAAACAAACTGCAGCATTAATGGGAATGATGGGTGATACGTCGAAAGACCAAGTCAATGCAACACAAACATCAACTAACATTTTAAATAGTAGTGTTAATAATGTGAGTAATTCTAATAATTCATCACCCTCAAGAGGTCGAGGATCTACTGCTGGATTCTCTTCTGGCGGAAAATATGCAAGTGATGTAGAAAATTGCAATATTACATAATGAGGTAAAAATATGGCTGTAATATTTAAACATGCTGGCGCATCAAGTGGTGCGACCATAAAACTTGCTCCTTCTTTAGGAGCTTTCGGTTTTCCTCCGGGGTCGCACGTAAGCGATGATATGATTATAAATAGTATGCCTGTAGCTGAGATCCATCCAGCAGAACCAGATTGGACTGGCGGGCTTACACTATTTACAATGGATTATGATAATGGAGAAACAAACTATAATAAGCTATTAGCTAAACACGGATTTTCAGTAACACTGCCATTAAAATTAGCGTTTATTGCCGATAACTTTCCAACTGATTCTTTTACTAATGAATATACCGAAACATTTTTACAAAAAATGACTGATACCGGTTCAAGTGCATTTGGTCAAATAGTTCAAATGTCTGGAGAAAGCAATGCCCTTGAAGCTATCGAAAGTTATGGTTCCGATCTTGCTGCAGCTGGAGGAGAAGTCGAAGGATTTATGGGCGCGGGTATGAAAACGATGGGTGAAAAATCTGCTGAATTTGCTAAAGGTGCTGGAAAGATGATGGAAAATGCTCAGAAGAGTGATTCGGCTCTGGGACGCCTTCTTGGCGGCGGCGCTGATATGGTAAATAAAATGTTATCTGGACATAGAGTAGACTTCCCTCAAATCTGGGCAAACAGTGGTTTTACCCCTTCTTACTCATTAACAGTAAGACTTTATAATCCGTATCCAGGAAATCCAGACTCTACATATCGCCACATAGTCGGTCCTATTGCAGCAATACTTTGCTTATGTACACCAAGGTCTGAATCAGCTCATGCATACAGATGGCCTTTTTATCAAAGAATTAGAGTACCAGGACTATATGATTTAGAACCTTGTGCCATTACAAATGTAACTATAATAAAAGGTGGGGATCAACAACAAATTGCATATAATCAAAATTTAGCAATGGTTGATGTAAGAATTGATTTTTCAGCTTTACACAGAAGTATTGTTGCCGAAGAAGGCGACGGGAAGAATCAAAAATTTTCCCACCGACCAACTCTTAGAAAATATCTTGATGCTATGGCAACACAAGATCCAGAAAGTTTTGTAACTAGAGGTACAATGCGAGATGGTATTGGAGGAAAAATAAACACTGAAATAAGAAAAGAACAAAAAGAAATTATTAAAAGATCTCGAGCTCAAGAACAGTTCGAAATAAATAAAAAGGTTAGCAAAAGATTGGCCCTACCTGCAGATGCTTCTCTGGTGGGTCCGAGAACTAGCCCACAAAGTAAAGTTGAAGAAGTACAACAGATTATTGAAAGAAATCCTACTGGGTCTAATAATGTTGAGCTTGCAGAACGATATGGTGTGGCTGCAGTTACAAAGGCTTGGGAAAATTTAGGATGCGTCGTTGAGACGCAAGGCAGCCCAAACAGCAGTTTTTTCAGGATTGCAGTAGATTGTTAACATACAGTATTTTTCAATACCATAGTTAAATAGTAGGCGAGAAACAGATTTACTAGGAATTGTGTTTGTGAGGTTAGTTGGTTATATTTTTTATTATAACCAATCTCTTTTAAAATATCCATTAATAAAAGATTTATTTGTTGTTTGAAATAAATTTTCATCCGAGTTCGTTTAATAGACATAAGTTTTCTAACAAAAGTATTATAATTCTTTCCACATAAGGAACTAGCATTATCCAATTCTTTCAAATATAATCTATAAGTTGTTCTTAAATTATCCACATATTTTGTGTTATTTAATTTACTGACTATTTGAGTTGCAAGCGATGAATTGATTTTAGCTTCTCTTCTAGATGCCTGCATGGCTTTATGATCAACGTGTCTATACACAGTGATTTTCTTAACCACAGTATCAATCAATCTTGCTCCAGTTTCTTTAGTAACATCTTGAAATGCGCTTTCCCCTTCTTCATCATCTGGAGGCATTTCTTCAGTTCTCAAACCTGAACCAGCTTTGGCAGCATTATGATAAGTGGACGCAAAACTCCTCAGACTCTGTTCAAGGCGATTTCTGCTCTCCTGCATAAACCTGGACACTAAATCTAAATCATTCTTCTCTAAAGCTTTTGTCCATCTTCTTATCATCTCATCAGAAAGGAAAAATAGAGCATTGGGAATAGTTTTTTCTCTTGAAAACAGGTGGGTTCGTGTCAAAGTTTCTAGGGAATATCTGAAAGTATCGTCGATACAATATTTAAAATATTTTCGCATAAGGTTAGAATAGTGACGAACGACATAGAAAATCATTAAATTTCTGTATGTAGTCTTATCTCTCTTTTTAATATAATATTGCATCAAAAAGACATAAAAATTAGCAATGGGATCAGATTGCGCCATAAATTTGGCTTCTTTTCTTCCCTTCCATCTTCTTTTTGTAAATGCTTTTGTATCAGTTTCTTTAAGTCCAGTCAATCTTAATAATTCATAGTAATGCTTTTTAACTTCTGGATAATAACATGGCTCTGATAATGAACTAAGATTGCTGGAAATTATATTAACTACAACCCTCTTAATTCTTGCCTCGTTCATTTTAACTTTTTGTAATAACTCATCCATGTTATATCACCCTGACTGTTATATCTTCTTCATGGAAGAAAACATATTCTGGTCCATATCTTAGTAGCTCTTCTTGTGTCAGATCCCTTAATAAGAAATTAAAGAAAATGCTTGTTTCCGGTTTTCTCAATGAACAATGACTTACACCATCAATCTCTTGAACTACATCAATGATTTCTGAACGGAAGATCTCTATATTAGTTCCAAACCTATCCTTAAAAGCATCAAAGAGTGTTTCACGCACCGAGGTCACCAACGCCGTAAGTGTTCCGCTATACGTACTTTCTCTGAATACTTCAACGTCAAGTTTCAGAGGAATTGTATAAATTGGCAATGGTATCCAACCAATAGATGAATAGATATATTTTCCGCCTTTATTCTCAACATAAGTAATAGTATCAGAAACAGGGTCACTATAGATAAAAACAGGACCAGTTGCATCAATACATTTTGCAATACTATCTTGAACTGGATCTCCTGGATCTGTACACTTAGTAATAATAAATCTATCACCTTCATCACAAACCGTAGGAACAACTTCTAATATATCAACAACCGGTGCTATAGTTGGCTCATTGAGAGTCATATTAAAAAGGATACCATCTGTATTGGTAAACTTAAAGTTTGAAAAATCAGTTAACATCCTATAATCAACTAAATCCATAGTTGTTGTAATTTGCTGCAAAACTTCTAATTCAAATGATCTTTGATCAATACTAGCATAATACTCTGAGTTGATAACAGGCACATCATAAACTATTGTAGCGGTTGAATCTAAAACAACATTTGATCTCATAAAGTCAGATAAGTCATCTCTAAAAGTAACTTTATTTG